TGGTTGAAGTTCATATAAAACATGTGGCTCGCACTGTAGCTTTATAAAAACTTCATTCTTTTTTAGAATAGTAACATCAGCCATATCCAGAAATATATTTTTGGTACTCAATTGAATTTTTTATTTGATATGTTCTACTATGAATCATTTTCAGAATATCACTGAGATAATTCAACATTGCATCATAGTATTCTATCTTCAAAGATACTTTTGAAATATCTTCATCTGCACTTAGGCAGCTATTTAAATGTTCTTTATCTCTTATCCTTTTTTGGTATGACTCTTGGTATTCTTCTGGATCTGCTTTACCTGTATAATATTCGTATTTTTTGTGCTTTATTTTATTCTTGTCTTCTTGTGCTTTTTTCTTTAATAGAAGTATATTATTAAAGAGTTCATAATATTTTGAATGTAATTTTGGTATATTTAAAGATTCTAAATGTAAATTATCTGGATCAATTATAGAATCAATTTTCCACATAGATTCAATTTCATTTATATTCATAAAGAGGATTTCCTTTGTTGTCAGTTATTTCATAGTAAGTGTATTTGAATTTTACTTCTGCAGTAAAAAATTCAGCGTCATTATCTGTTGCATCAAATAATAGTGTAGTTAAATCGAATGGAAATAAATCATAGAATTTTACTTGAAAATTTGGTCTTTGGTTGCTAGTCAATATTTGTAGTGTACCATCTGAATATAAATTTAATGCAGAATTTATATTTGTCTCTACTTTTTGGTCTTGATCTTGTAATGTATATATTTGTCTTAGTGATTCTGGATACCCGAGTCCTCTAATCCAATTTTGTATCTCCATGTAATTTTCTAGACTTTCATCAACCATAAAACGGAGATTGAAGTCTTCAAATTTTATTTTATCGCCAGGTTGTGGAATATCCTTTAGATATGTTGGTTGGTTAGCAATACCAAGAGAAAGTGAAGGTATGTTTGCTGTATTTGAAAAAAATGCAACTTTAGGTGATCTAGTGATAGTAAATTTAAACTGAGTAGGTAATAAAAAATTCCTATTCTGTATTTGATTACTATATGCGTTTCCGACCATTTTTTTCTACTATTTATGCCTGCAAATAAAAAAGGGACCCGAAGGTCCCTAGAACTTGATATACAAGAAAGAATCACATTAGGTTCTTAACTTGTACTCTTCTGTAGTAACGGTTTGCGTTTGTGGTTAGAGCGCCAAGACCCTTCTCTAGACCTTCAGCAAATGGATTCGCTACCATTCCGTAGCGAGTCTTGAAGCCGATCTTAGGCTGGAAGGTGTTCTCACCAACGGCACGAACCATCTGGAGAGGAACATAAGGACAATAGAAGAGACCTGCATCATAAGGTGAGGTTCCCTTATATCCAACAACATAATACTGACCACCATCAGCATTAGGATTGGTACCACCAGAATATGGATCGATGTATACGCGATACTTGCCCATTAGGACACCAGCAAAGGTGTTGCCAGTATCGTCTACATTTAGGTTAGCATTTAGTGCAGGGGTGTAATCAAGTACGCCAGCCATGGTTAGAGCTGATGCAACATCAGATGAACACATGATCACATTACCCTTTCCTCTACGAGTTCTGATTGCAATTGCGTTTGCATCACGCTCGATTTGGAATAGTAGACCCTTGAACTTCTCAACTGACCAACGACCGTTGGAGTCGATGTCTAGGTCGAATACACCAGCAGTTGCCGTATTAGTAGCAGCACCTTGCTCAGCAACCTTATAGATGGTTCTGATTACTTCGCGGTTGATTTCAGCAAGAATCTCAGTTGAGAGAATATTTGCTAATTCCGCTTCAGCATTCAAACCATGGATTGCCTTGAGGTCTTGTGCTAGCTCTAAGCTGTACTCGGCCTTTAGTGCTCTTGACTTTGCTTCAACAAGAATCTTCTCAATTGAGAAGGCCATTTCGTTGAACTGACCTGTTCCAGAATCGCCTGAACCTAGACCTTCTGCGTCACCAGTCTTCATACCTTGACCTACATTGTAGGCAGTCTGTGAAGCGGTTGTAGTTGGATTTAGGATTCCAGGATTTGCACCACTTTGTGAAGTGGTACCCATACCTACATTAGCTGCAGTTGAGTTGGTTGCAGACTGATTAGCGTTGTTACCAGAGAATGAAGTATCAGCTTCGTTATAGAATGCTTCTACTCCATTTTGATCCTTGTAACGGGAACGCATTGCGAAGATGAGTCCAGTAGGACCGGTCATTGGCTGAACACCAGCGAGATCGTATGCCACCAAGTTAGGCATTGAACGACGAATCAAGCTGATTAGAACTGGATCGAAACCAGCTACTGGACCACCAGCAGCAGCGCCACTACCGACACTACTGTAAGCACCGAAACCACCAGGAGCATTACCTGAGTTGGTTGGTGATTCCATTAATACACCACTAGAGAAAGCTTGCTCTTCTCTAAGGAATTTTTCTTGGTTTTCAAGCAAGACAGCGGTTACTGCTTTACGATGAGAATCTTTGATTGGATCAAGACCATCATAGTTGAGAAGCGGTGCCCACTTTTCTTGCAGATGCTCGGATTGGAACATTTGCGTTTACCTCTTAAAAAATGTGTTTGTTTTTGTTTGATTTAATATTAAAATCAGTTTTTGGCCAACATAGAAAGGGCTTTCATATAAGTGTTCATTGAAGGAGAATAATCTTCAGTCAATGAAACTACTCCTTCTGAAAGAGTTTCAGGTTGAGCTACTGGAGATGTTGATTTTGTTGGAAAATATGATTCCTTTAAAGTCTCCAATTTTTCACGATATTTTACTTCACTTTCAAACTCAACACTTTCGGCAAGTGAAGCGAGCTTTTCTTTCTGAGTAGTAGCTAGACCACCAGATACTTCATCAAAGATTCTATCAGCAACCGACTCTGAGAGACGCTTGTTGAGTTGAATATTTCTTTCAATCTGCTCGTTGAGTTTTGTCTCCATTTCATCAAGTTTTTCTACCATATTCTCAAGTACATCATATTTTTCTTCAGGGAGTTGTACATAATGATCTTCAAAAAGATTCTTGAGGTTAGTCAAGAATGATTCGCTTAGTTGCTCTTTAATTCCATATTCAATCGCAAGAGTATTCTCTTGCATCCACTCATCAGCAACATACTCTAGATATGAGTCAATACGATCCTCTAGAGTTTCCTTCATCAACTCTACTTCTTCGCAGAGTCTTTGCTCATATGCTGCTTCGTATTCCTCTTCTAGAGCAACACGAATTTCGTTTACTTTAGAACGAAGTGCAGATTCAAAAATTAGCTTTGCTTTATCTTTAAATTCTTCTGAGAGTTCTTCTCCTTCAACAAGAGCTTGAACATCTTCTTCTACATCAAATTCTTCTTCTAGCTCTTCTTCCTCTTCATCATCCTCATCTGACTCGTCTTCGTCAGACTCATCTTCTTCATTGATTTCTTCAACTTCTTCTAGATCTTCTGATTCATCTAGAATCTCTTCATCTTCTTCGTCAGCTTCTTCTTTCATAGCCATTTTTTGCATGGCATCAGCTGCATGTGCCTTTGCATTTACTACATCACTTACACTCTTGAGTGTAGCAGCTGGGTCCTTGACCTTAGCTGAGTCATCATCTGACTTGTAGTTTTCTGGTGTAGGACCACCAAGGTCTTCCCATCCAGTTGCACTTTGACCATCAGGAATACCTGTGGTTAGATGTGGCATTGGCTCTGCTGGTTTAGCACTTGCATTTACAGCAGATTTGGATTGCTTTGTGCCTACTTCCATTTCTTGTAAGTTTTTTCCACGAGACATTTGAACTCTCCGATTTACCTTTTTATTAAATCTATATTTATTTATAATTTATGAAATTACAAAGAATTTAAAAATTGATCAAATAGTTCAATTTTTCTTTCTTCCAATTGTCTAGTGTCAACTAGATGATTTATCTTTTTCTTAGTGTTTTCTAATAACCAAGAATTCCTTGATACATCGTATATCCATTCAACGCCTTCCATAATTCCGTTTACAAATGCATCTGGAGCAGATGGATCAGCAACTATATCAGCAGCAGTTGCTAACATAAAGTCATCTGAAACATAACGAACTCCATTTCTTTCAACTAGTGATCCAATTCCACGAGAAGAAACTCCCAATTTTACTCCTTCCGATATAAGTGAAGAAGCAATTTTACCCATTGGAGTATCTAAGATTTTAGCTTTCCCTATAAAATTATTACCATCTTCTCTTAGAGAGGTAATCATATGTGAAACTCTATCCAGATTTACTGTTGGTCCATCTGGGTGTCCCAATTCACCTAAAGCTCTACCTTTTTGGATATAATTGTCACTATATCTTGTTACTTCCCTGGAAAGAGTTTCCATTGGGTAACATCTACCATTACGATTTTTTATATCTGCTTGTAAAAAAATTCCCTCTATGTAGAGAGATTTTTTACCATTTTATTCTTCGGTAATAAATTTTACTTTAGAAATTTCTTCCGTGATTAGTTTCATAGCTTTAGTTTGTAAATGCTACTTTGTTTACTTTTATTCCAGAGGTCGCATAAATTACATCAGTTGGTAGTTTCTCTAGGAATTCAACGGAATCGCCAGGAATACTAAAACTATATGTTGTTCCAGCACCAACAGATGTTGATATACTTACTGTAACTATTCCACTAGTATCATTATGCAATCTAACGCAAGTTGCAGAAGAAATACTAGATGCTGTACCAGCAGTAGTTGGAATTGTTACTATATCAGAAAGAATTTTAGTTCTTTGCATTATTTTGTTTTTGATTCGATTTAGTTATTTATTATTATTCGTTTTCTCCGAATAAAGAAGCAGCTACTTGTGGTCTATAAGAATCTATTTTTTCTGCTGATTTTGCAAATAGTAATTCTTTTATTTTGTCGCTGATCTGAGAAGGTGATTCATCAGAAGCAACCATGTCCATTAGTTCATCCATGATTTTAAAATTTTAATGTATTTTTAATTATTTAGAGATTAAATCTCACCACCAGTTGGTGGCTCGACTGCCTTTTCATTTGCTTGAGGTTCAATTGGAACCTTTCCCATTTCTCCTTGTATATTGTCTCCTCCATCTAGAGGCATTCCAGTAGCTGGATCGACAGGTTGATTTGGATCAGGAATAATTCCGTCTTCTATTTCTTTCTTTATTATTTCATCCTGCTCTACTATTTCTTGATCAGTTTGTCTCAATATATTTCTTCTCACATAATCTTGAGAATAATACTTTCCAATATATGGCTCAGCCATTGATAGCATATTCAATCTGTCTGTCATCAATTCTGACTCTTTTAGCTCCGCAAAATGATTGTCATATAGGAAATCATATTGTATGTGCTCACTCATTGAGTCCCAATCTTCTGGAGTAATTATATTCTTAAGAATTAATTGAGTTCTTAACATATCACTAAACATGTTAGAGAATCTTTTTCTCAATCTTCCTACAAATTTACTGAATTTTAATTCGTCTCTTAAGATCTCTGAAGATCTACCTAGATTGAATCCACCTTCACCATCAATTCTAGATGAAGGAACATTTAATGCCTTGTATAATTTAGATTGGAAGTAATTTATATCAGTGATCTCGCCAAGGTTTTGTCCACCAGGTAAAGTATCAATTTGAGTTCCTCTGCCACCTTCACGACGAGGTAACCAAAAATCTTCCAACATACTCATGAACTTCTTATCATCTCTGATTTCACCAGTTGATGCATCATATACTAGTTTATTTCTATAACGCATCATGACATCACGAAGATATTGTTCTGCCTTTACTTTTGGTAGATTGCCAACATCAATGTAGAAAATACGACGCTCTGGTGCACGAGATAATCTATAAATCACCAATGAATCTTCAATCATTCTCAATTGATTGAGAGCTTTTATTGCTTTATTCAAATAAGAAAGTGTTGTACCTTTATTTCTGTCAACTAAACCTGAAGTACAATATGTAATTGCATCTTTGGCTATTTTTATTCCTCTATCTGGAGAAGCCGTTCCCATATTGGCGATTCCACCACCAACTGGATATGAACTTTTAGGATCGTATATAAAATATTCTTCTATTTCTGGGAACTTAAAGTTCATTGGATTTTGGTCTCCAACTAAACCGTTACCACTTCCTCTTACTCTATCTTCTTCCTTTTTATTTTTCTTTTCCTGTCTCACATACCTCATTTTCATGGAGTCTATGTATCTCAACTCCTGAATTCCATCCTGAGGCTTCTTTAAATCGATTACTTTATGATAATATAATCTACCATCAATATACCAATTCCTGTATATTTCATGAGATTTTTTGTTAAAATCTAATAACTCAAGTATGTACTTAAATTCTTGTCTTATTTTTTGCTTTATTCCATCGCTAGCATTAAGATTCGACAATTCGATTTGAATTGGTGAATCATTAGTATCAGATACAATAGCTTCATTTACTATATCTTCAATGGCACTATCCACTTCTGGGTGTAGTGCCATTTCTCTATATCTTTTTATTAAATCAAACTCTGTCCTATATACACCTTCAATATCTACATATGAACCAAAAAACCCACTGGTTAAATAATGATCAACCCCATCCTCATCATTCGGTGGGACGGGGGACAATACAGACGGACTTATTTTATCTGAATCTTCAATAGAAAAACCAAAAAGTCTTGCCATAATTTATTTTTTTACTTTATCT